TGCAGCTTGGTCAAATCTAAATCGTAGACTTTCAGAAATATTATACGGCATGTAGGTCAGTGTACACTCAATTTGTATTCCGCTGTCGTATGTGGTGAGTATGATTTCATCAGCACGAACTCTAGGATCGTAATTTATGATATCTTCAACATTTTTTGTAATTGCGCTCTTGAGTTCTTCTGTCAAAGGTTCAAACAACAGGTCCCAAATAATGGTTCCAAATTCTGGATTTTGTAACCGCTCACCTTGTCTAATATGAAAATGATTCAAAATATCCTGTTTGATCAATGCTAGATCATAAAGAGTGTAGCTTTCCCTATCAGCACTGATTGTGCTGAACCCCCGGTAGGTTCTTGGCAACGGGGCTGAGTTTTTAGGAGTTTTACCTTTTACTGATATTTTGTTGTATAAACGTTGACTTAATGGCATTTAATATTTACTCTTCTGAACCTTTAATTTTGGCAAAGGTATCTGTGGTAGTGCTGTATTCTTTCCATCCTTCTGGAATTTCAATATCGCTGCCCACTTCTCTATCAGTCATTTCAGGTTTAAAACTTAATGGATCTAGATTTTCATGATGCGGCCATGGTTCATGACTAGGTATACGCAGCATGATGCTGTCAATGACAGTTTCTTCATTGTCCAAATTGGCAAAAGTGGGCAGTTCTTCTACAATGTCTGCTATTTCAGCTTGTGGGCCATTCATATGCACTTGAGTCGCAGTTTCCAAATGGTCACCACCTGATTTGATACTAGTATCACCGCCTGCTGTGAATTTGTTGTTGCCTGCTGTGAACATATTGATATCTTCAGCAGTTGTTATATTGCCATTTTCACCTATTATTAAATTAAAATTTGTGCCCACTTCTGTTTGATATCTTTCAGCAGATTTGATATTGATATTTCTGCCAGCTTCAAAATTTATATCTCGATCTGCATAGAAATTCATATCTTGTTTGGTATGTACACTAATACTGTCTTCGGCATAAATGTCTATTTTTCCGTCACTGGTTAATTCTATCCAACTTGTTCCGCGGGCATTGCCAATATAAATCAAATCTTCACTGTTGTGAAATAATATTTGATGCCCTGTGCGTGTACGTATTCTTACAAGCTCGTTATGAGGTATTGTTGCATCACCATCAGTTTCATCTTGTTCCACATTGGCATATTCTGGTGGACCTTCACTTGCTGTGGTTTTACGCACATATTTGTCGTCACCGTCATCCATTACCAGTGTGGTTCCACCTAATCTACTTACAAATGCTCCAGATATTTGATGTTCAGCTTTGCCAACTTTGCCCTTTTTAGCGCCTTCTTGTTTGTCAATTGGTCCAGGTGTGCTGATGCCAAATACGCTACTGGGCGTTTCTCTTCTGGCACTACTGGATGTTATGCCTCGAATGTCATCTTTTAAAAGACCCTGTTCACTCAGTATTGCTGTAAACGGATGCTGTGGTTTTCTATTTTTTGTGCTGTCTGAATTGCCTATATCAACAACTCGTTTGTTATATTCTGCAACAGGAACACGTTCTTCATCGCCTTCAATATTGAAAGATGTGGCTGCTAGGCCAGGTGTCATGAAGTTTACGTTGTCATCTTGTACACATCCCATCCAATATCCATAACGGGGATCGCCATCAATAAAAAACACAACCACTGTGGTGCCAACATCAGGAGGAACTGCCCACCATCCATAACTTTTTTGTGTGTTATTATATCTTGAGGCTTCGTCTGTTTCATCGTCTGTCACATAGTCAATAGACGTTGCTCCAGCAAAAGGGCTCATGTATTTTACAACATGTAACTGTCCTTCCTTGCCTGGATCATTACCAACTTCATGTAATAACTGCACTTCTAATGAACCCATGTAGTTTGGATCCAAGTGGCTCACAACTTTTGCAAGGAAAGGGCCAGGACTACCGCCACCCGATCCCGTTGCTACTCTAGTTTCTTCTGCCATTAAATACCTCCGCCGGCAGGTTGATTAGGATTAAAGTCATTTGCTACGTTGGAAACCAGTGTAGTGCCAGCAGTGCCGTCATCCTTCACATCTTGACCCACCATTCTAGTCAATGACAGCACTTGTGTAAATTGTCCTTTGTTAAAACTGTTTTCAACTTTTGTTACCATGTATAATCCACTAAATTGTGGCACTATGCCGCCGTTGGGGAAGTCGTATCTCCCAGTACTACGACTAATATCTATTGGGTTTCTAAATTTAACATTGATGTACACAGCACCATCTTGATTGTTGATTGCGCCGTCGCTGTTGATGCCTTTTAAATTGGTTGCTTGAGCTGAATAATTGCCTACACCACTGTCACCAATATAAAAAGGATCACCTAATATGGTCATGTCCAACTGAACCATATCGCTGCCTTCAGTTATAGCATCGTAAAATTGTCTTGCTGCCACTGTTGCAGGATTGTCAGCTAATCCACCCTTGTTTCCAGTACTTGATTTGATTTTGTCTGATTCAGTTTGTGTTGGCACTTGATTTAATGCAACACCCACATCAGATGAGCTGAGTGCTCCGTTAGCTGCTCGTACCACTCCACCTTCTGTGTTACCGTTGTCATTATTGTCTTTGGGAATATCTGTAGCCACGCCACCTGTTTCAGCAATGCGTTGAGATCCTTGATTATTTTTGCCGCCGTCAGCTGTGAGTGCCGTATAAAATGCTGCATTAAATTCTATACTGAAATTCACTATGTCTAAATTTTTACTTGTGTACAAATAATTGTATTCTTTTATTGCATCTAGTTTTAATTTTTCAACACCTTTGGCTGGTTTATTGGGTGCCATAAATTTACTATGATGAACCCTGTGTGGTATTACCCTATATACCACTAGATTTGGTCGTCTACCAGTTTTTGCAAGATTTGCATCAGAGTCTAATATATAAACTTGAGTGTCAATTTTCCACCAGTTAATAAATCCGTCTTCACTAATTTTATCTGGGTCCAATGCTTGTCTACCGTAATCACTGGCCAGAATCACTTGATTAATTACGTTGGGTATGTCAGTGCCTTGTGCAAACCGTGCTTCACTACTGGTCTTGCTTATGGTCACATTGCCACGTTTGTATGTGCCACTTTTTTCATCATATACTCTATTGTCTTTTCCAAATCCAGCATCACCTTTTCTATACTCATTAAACCCCATGCTGGAAATGCCAACTGGGTTTATATTATCTCTTTGCACAAGATTAAAGTTATCACTGCCTCGAGCCACTCCTAATCTTTTTAACACAGCTTGATTAGATTGTGTTTCATTTGGATTTGATGTGGCAGTTGCTGGATTGCTTGAATCGTCAGTGGAACTGGCAGCATCACTGGTTTTTAAATCTGATGGAAAAACTATTAAAATTTGATCTGGTACTTCAACATCTTTTCTTTTTACAGTTTCTAAATATCTGTCATTGACAACTTTTTGCAAACTTTTTGACCCAGTTTGAATCATTTCTTGTACAGTAGATCCAGCAATGTTGATGTCAGTTTTAATTTGACTGTAGGTTGTATTGTGCGCTTTTTCATTCCACGGAATTGCTGTACAACTGTACGTGCTTCCATTACCACTAACTCTCATGGTAAGATTCATAATTTTTATAGGGAAAAATTTTGTAGTTCCAGGAATTTGTGCATTTTGTTTAAGTGCATCAAAGTGTCCCTTAAACTCTAACCTTAATAACAGAGGACACTCTACATAATTGGCGTATCCTGATTCAGCGGCGGCAATTTGTAAACTTTGAAAAAACAACCCCATGCTATATGGTTCAACTATGTTAAAACTAATGCCAGTTGCATTTGTGTTGCCAGTGGCTTTATCCATGCCCATCATACCACTAATTTTTACATCTTCCATGAAATAATCAAATTTTCCTTGAGGATTATCAGGTGATCGATAAACTGTGGAAATTCTGTCATTGGGTTCTCCGCTGCCGCTTTTTAAAATTATAGGACCCAATTTTCCTTTACGGTAACTGTCGTCTGGGAAGTTTAAATCTTGTGGGCTTAATACACTAAGTGTCCAAACATAATTGTATGTTGCAAAATTATGTAACACATTGGGAAACGGTGGAGTGCCTGGAACATTTACCACTGTTTTTGCTGATTGAATTAATTTTTCTGGATCAAAATCAGCAATTTTTGGAACTATGTCAATAAGAGACGCTAGTTGCCCAGGTATCGCAGTGTTTAGAGCGTTGGCAATGTTGCTACCACCGTTAAGAGCAGAATTTCTCAAACTTTCTAATGAAGATCCCGCAGTTTGTAATGCAGATATTACTGCAGAGCCAGTAATTGCATTTTTTACTGCGTTAGTTGCTGTGGTTGCTGCCGATGCAATATCGTATGCCATGTTGTTAGTTACCCAGTAGCTGTTTCAATGTGGTGTTTTTAGGAAGATATATTTGTGTTCCCGGCACAAAATCCCATATGGGATCTTGTAACACATCTAAATTACGTTGTATAAACACCCACCATAAGGCAGCATCTTCATACAAATCATATGCTAATAGATCTGGTCTATAAATGTATTGTGGTTCAATTGTGTATAAAAAATCATCAGATTCTGAACTGACTGGTCTAATAGTTAACACATCTAAATAATTTTTTACAATACTGGTATTGAACCAAGGACTGTGATTGTTGTATTGAGCCATTACACATATCCTTTACTTACATATGCACCATTTACAAATTGTTGCAAACTAAATTGTCTCACGCTTTCTCTGCTGTACACTGGCATTATGGTGATAGTCAAATCACTTTTGACTGGTACATGACTGTCACGTGCTGTGGATACTCCTCCAGCAGTTCTTCCTAGTAGATTGGATATCATTGATTGTGGACCAGTGCCAGGTGAATTTGGTGCTAACGCAGTGAGTAACCTATT